GCGATAAAAAACTCATCTGTAATAAGATGGCTTTTAAAATATCATGTTGCTATGAAAACTGAAGATTTGAAAAAGCAGACTAAAACATTTGTTGATGATTTTTTGAAAATTGAAGATGGTTCAGGCGGAAATTCCACAGGAGCAGCAGCGACTGACTCAAAGTTTGATGCACAACAAGTAGATCCTAAAGACTATGTACCTAATGCACAGCTTGTAGACAGAACGACGCAAAGGATATACAGTTTTTTTAATACAAATTCTAAAATTGTTCAATCCTCATACAATGAGGATGAATGGATTTCATACTATGAGGCAGAATGCGAACCTGTCATAACACAACTATCGGGAGAATATACAAGAAAACTATTTACAAGACGTGAAAGAGGCTGTGGAAATAAAATAGTATTTGAAAGTTCCAATCTTACATTTGCGAGCATGTCAACAAAATTAGGCTTAGTACAGTTCGTTGACAGAGGCATATTAAATCCTAACGAAGTAAGGGCAATACTTAACCTTGCACCAATCGAAAACGGTGAGCAATATGTAAGAAGACTTGATACAAGACCAACAGATGAATAGAAAAGGGGGTGAATAGATGGCAAAGGTAAGGATAGCAGGTACAATCGTATCAAATGACGAAAAATGGATATATGATTGGTTTGACATTGACGCATTTTGCATTAATGATTTGCTAAAAGCTATAACTGATGAATATGAACTTTTAGAAATTGAAATTAATTCTCCGGGCGGTAGTCTTTTTGCCGGAAGTGAAATTTACACAAAGATAAAAAATCATAAAGGCAAGAAAACAGTAACGATAACGGGACTTGCTGCAAGCAGTGCATCCGTCATAGCAATGGCAGGAGATGTAGTAAAAATGTCTCCAACCGCTCAAATGATGATACACAACGTATCATCATACGGAAGTGGAGACTATAGAGATATGGAGCATTTAAGCACTGTGTTAAAACAAGCAAATGAAGTAGTAGCAAACGCATATATGCTCAAGACAGGAAAAACCAAAGAAGAATTACTATCAATGATGAACAGTGAGAAGTGGTTTACACCACAAGAGGCAAAAGAACAAGGTTTCATAGATGAAATTTTGTTTACTGAAAATAATACAAGCAACAATCTGCAATTAGTTGCAGGGTTTAAACCAAATATAATACCTGCTCAGATCATAAGTAAAATGAAAATAGAAAAAGAGCAGGAACAACTAAATTTATTAAAGTTAAAGGAGATAATGTAATGAAAAGAGAACAATATTTGAAATTAAGAAATGAGAAATTGACAAAAGCACAAGAATTGTTAGATGCAGGAAAGTTTGAAGAACTAAAAGCAATCAAAGAAGAGATTGAAAAGCTTGACAATGATTTTGAAAACATAGCAAAGGAACAGGCAAATCTTGCAGCATTAGAGGGCAAAGTTGCTAATATCGATATATCAAATCAATCTGTAGATGTTCCAAGTGCGAAAGTTATTTCTGACATTAAGCAACAAGAAGATATATCTTATGAAACTGTATTCGCTAAAGCTGCATTACTACAACCTTTGAATAATGAAGAAATAGCAATATACAACAAGTACAATCCTGAAAATGTGTATGTTCACAATACTACAAACACTGAAATAATGATACCTAAAACAGTAATGGCAGGTATTGAAAACACAATGAAAGAGCTACATCCAATATTGAATGATGTACAACCAACACATATAAAAGGGATTGTAAAATATGTAAAACATACAAAAGTAAAAGACGGAGACGCTGACTACTACACAGAAGATACAGAAGTAAAAGATGAAGAAAATGAATTTGCAGAACTTACTCTTGGAGCAAAAGAGCTTGCAAAATCAGTTACAGTAACTTGGAAACTACAAGCAATGGCTGTAGACGAGTTTATCCCATATATTCAAAGAGAATTAGGCGAAAGAATGGGAAATGCTAAGGCAAGAGCATTTGTAAATGGTGCAGGAGACGCTAAATATCCACAAGGTGTTGTAACAGCAATAAAAGCTGAAAGTGGAACACCACAAAAGGTGGAATTTGCCTCAGCAACAGGACTAACATATAAAGATATTACAAATGCTATGTCAAAAGTAAAATCAGCATATAAGAGTGGTGCTAAAATATATGCAAATAATACTACTGTTTGGAATGTACTTGCAAACATAATGGATAAAATGGAAAGACCACTGTTTATACCTGATGTAACAGCCGGTGGAGTTGGTAGGATATTAGGTGTGCCTGTCTTTGAAGAAGACGCAATGAAAGATAATGAAATATTAATAGGGAATATGGCAAGCGGATATAAGGAAAATGTTCAAGAGGGAATGAAACTTGTCACAGACCAACACGCAAAGGGAAGAACTACAGATTTTGTAGGATATGAAACGCACGACGGCGGAGTATACGACACAAAAGCATTCGCATACATTGTAAAGGGGGTTTAGTAAATGAAATATAGAGTTATAGATGGTTTTTTGAACTCTAAAACTCAAGAATATATCCCTGTTGGCACAATACTGACAGACAGTGAGCCAAGAATAAAAGATTTTATAGCTGCACATGTTGTTGTGGCCATAGAAGATGAGCAAGATGAAACTGTTGAACTGACAACTACTCAAATAAAGCAAATACTTGATGAAAAGGGTATTGAGTATGACAAAAAAGCTAAAAAAGATGAGCTGTTAAAGTTATTAAAGGGAGTGGAGTAATCCATTCCCTTTTTGATGAGGTGATAGAATGCTTGAAAAAATAAAACATTCACTCAGAATTGGACACAGCGGAATAGATGAAGATATTAAAGAGCATATTGACGCTTGCAAGCTTGATTTAAAAAGAGTAGGAGTAAAAAAGATTGAAGATACAGATCCATTAATTATTCAAGCAGTCAAATTATATGTGAAATGGCACTTAAATTTTGAAGATGAGGCTGACAGGTACCAAAATGCTTATGAAATGCTGAGAAATTCTCTTGCAATGTGTGGTGATTACAATGTATGATAAACCAATAAAACTACTTGGAAAAGAAAAAGTAATAAATGTCCCCGGACAAGGCAGAGAAAAAAAACAATCTGAAAGGACTGTATTTGCAAAAGTATTAAGCATAGGTATGAATGAGTTTTATCAAGCAAGTGCGACAAGATTTAAACCGGAAATGAAATTCGAAATTGCAGATTATATGGACTATGACAATGAAAAAGAACTGATATATGAGAATGTAAAATATCAAGTGCTCAGAACTTATAGGAAAAATAAAAGGCAACTTGAAATAACCGTGTATGGAGGTGTGAATATTGTCACTACCTAATGCTAAGATGAAAATAGATAGAAATGGTGTAAGATTTGAAAGTAATGTAGACGCTGTACAGTATTCGTTAGAGAATCTGATAAGGGCTGCACTTAGAGACACAGCTAAATATCTAAGAAAACTCATGATACAAAAGTTGAAAAAACTGCCCGGAATGAAAAAGTCTAAAAGGATATATAATTCAACTCAATTTTGGGTTAGAAAAAAAGAAAAAGATTTACAAATAGGGTTTAAACATGATAGTTGGTATGGAGCATTATCAGAGCTTGGTGACAAAAATCAACCTAAAAGAGGGATATTAAGAGATACAGTGTTTGAAAATATTGACAAAATACAAGAAATACAAGGTCAATATCTATCTGCACTAAGTGAGCAAAGTCCCGATGTTGAAGAAATAGGCGAAGAAATGGGAGCTGATGAGTCATGAAGTATTTAAAGATTGAAATTGAAAAAATATTACTTGATATATGTAAGAATGTGTATCTTGAAAGTGCTGATGATGATAGTCCGTTACCATATCTTGTTTATAGCATATCAAATGCGGTAAATAACGGCGACTTACACAGCTATATTTTAGATGTAGATATATGGGATAAGTCCGAAACCACAAGAAATATAGATGATTTGGAGAAAAAACTGAAAAAAATTGATAAAACGACATATATTGATGAAAATATTCAATTTACGATGTACTATGATAGAACTATAAATACAAAGTCGGAGCATTTAGAGTTGAAAAGGTACACTGTAATGTTTGAAATCAGAGCGATAGAAAGGAGATAGAAATGGGAAAAAGTAAGACATACAGCGGTTTTAACGATAAAACAGCTGAAAATCTGCTACTTGACGCAGGAGCATTTTTTGCGAATTTCAAGGTAGGAACAGATACATTTGAAAGTGCATCCGCAAAGCTACTTGGAGCGACGAGAGGGGGCGGAAAATTCACTGCAAAGCCAAATATTCGTTCAATTGAAGTGGATGGAGTAAAAGGGAGAGCAAAAGGACTGCAAGTGATAGACAGTTGGGAAGTATCATTGTCCGCAAATATACTTGAAATTAATAAGGAAACACTTGCGAAAGGTCTAACAGCTACAAATGCGGTAGATGACAGCACAACAGAGGGATATTCGATAATAACTGCAAAAAACTATATAGAATTGGAGGACTATATAGAAAATGTAACGTTCGTCGGAAAAATCTCAGGCAGTGAAAAACCTGTAATAATTCAAATATACAATGCACTTAACATTGACGGACTTACATTGCAAACAAAAGACAAGGATGAGGCTGTTATTGCATTAAATTTTGTTGGCACATATGATACGAAGACCCTTGATGTGCCGCCTTTTAAGATATTTTATCCTAAAACTGCATAACAATTCAAAGAAAGCCACTCATTTGAGTGGTTTTTTTATACTCAAATTAAGGAGAAGAAAATGAGAAAACCGAATATAAAAGACGCATTTTTGATGTCAAGAATAATAAAGAAGATAGATCTTAAGAATGCAGACATAAAATGGGAAGAAAAAGCGGAAACCGTTGGAAAAGAAGTGATATTTTATATCATAGAAAATATAGATAAAGTTGAAGACGAAGTGTCTGAATTAATATCAAATATATTTGAAGTAGAAAAGGAAAAAGCATTGGAAGTGCCTTTGGATGAGGTATTTGAACAATTGAAAAATATAGAGGGTATTAAAAATTTTTTTCAACAAGCTGGCAAATTGACGAAGTAGACGTATATGACGTTATTTTGCAAAGATATTCAAATATTGAATTTTTATATACATTAGATTTATATACTGCAATGGAGCTTATATCTAAAGCATATAAAGAAAAGATAAAAGACAGAGTATTTACGCTCTATGCAAATATATATCCTAATATGGATGAGGATAATTTTATATCATTTGATGAATTTTATACAATAATGACAGTTGACAATAAAAGAGATACAGATGAAATACTTGATGAAGTAAAACAATTGTTAAATTTTGAATGGAAAGAGGTGATGTAAATGGAGCTGTTCAGACTATTTGGCACCATATTTGTTGATAATCAAAAAGCCAATGAGAGTATACATCAAACAGAAGAGCATGCAGAAAAAACAGGAAATTCTCTTCTTTCAGGAGTAGGAAAGGCAGTAAAATTCGGTGCTGCTGTTGCAGGTGCTGCTACAGTGGCAATTGGTGGAATGATTGCTTTGGCAACTAAAACAGCTGAAACAGCTGATTTTATAGACAAACTATCAGAGCGTACAGGAGTAAATAGAGAAGAATTACAGCGTTGGAAGTATGCTGCAGACCAAAGTGGAGCAGATGTAAGTAAATTTGAAGTCGGAATTAAAAAACTATCATCTGCAATGGACGGAGCAAAAAGTGGAGCGAAAGGAAGTATAGAGGCTTTCAATACTCTTGGAATTTCAATGCAAGAGGTTAAGACAAAATCACCAAGTGAAATGCTTGATACAGTTATGAAAAAACTGGCAGATATGCCTGATAGTGCGGAGCGTAACGTGCTTGGTAATCAATTATTGGGGAAATCATACTCAGATATGCTACCATTATTGAATGCAGGTTCAAAAGGAATAGAAGAACTTAAAAATAGAGCTGACAGCCTTGGACTTGTAATGAGTGAGGATGCCGTAAAAGCCAATGTTAAGTTTGGTGATACATTAGCGGACGTAAAATCAAGCTTTTCAGCTGTATTTATGCACATATCCAATGAATTTTTACCTATTTTACAATTAGTGTTGGACTTTATATTGGAACACATGCCTGAAATTCAAAGCGTATTTCAAGTAGTATTTTCAGTAATAAGAGGAGTAGTTACAGTTGTAATTGAAGTTTTAAAATTTTTTGTCGGACTTATATCTATGTTTTTCAAAGATACAGGAGCAGGAGCAAAAGATTTTCAAGAGACAATGAAACAAGTTGCATCAGGAATAGCTTTTGTATTTGAATCTGTAAAAATAACATTGGAAACTATACTTAATGCTTTAAAAACACTTTGGGAAAAATACGGAGAAGAAATAAAAAAAGCATTAACGAATATTATAGCTGTTGTAAAGCCTATTTTTGATAGTATAGTTGGAATTATTCAAGGCTTTATAGATATTGTTATGGGTATAGTCGAGGGAGATTGGGACAAAGTCCGTCAAGGATTTATAAAGGTAATCAAAAATTTTTGGGAGTTTATCAAGGCGGCAATCGGTGCAGCATTTAATTTTATAAAAGATGTATTTGTAAATCTTGGGAAAATATTCTTTGACGCAGGCAAAAACATATTAAAAAACTTATGGGAAGGCTTAAAATCACTTTGGAATGACCTAAAAAATTGGTTTAAAGAAAAAATTGATTGGTTAATAGGTAAATTACGTTTTTGGGAAGACAGCAAGAAAAAAATGAATGAAGATGATAGTAAATCAAGCAGCAGTAGACGTATTGACGGCTCGCATGCCGATGGACTTAACTATGTACCTTTCAATGGATATATAGCAGAACTTCACAAAGGCGAAAGAGTGCTTACAGCTGACGAAAATAAAGCATTGTCGACAAATACAGACTACTCATCAGCAATTAATCAGATCCTATCGTCCATAAACGCACTTACACAAGAAATTAGGCAACAGCCATATACACAAAGAGAATTAGCGAGAAAGGGGGCGATATAGCATGAAACAAGGATATGGAAAAGTATATTTAAATGGCAATAGTAACAATTATGACAGTATGTTGCAAAGAATAAGTGATAAATCATTATTCAAGATAACATTAGCAATATATCGTGTGCAGTTATATAGCATGTCGGGTGGCGATAAAGCCGAGGGACGTATTAATGTAGGCGAATATCAAAGTCCAAGGATAACATTTCGGGCAGGTCTATCATCATTTGAACATTCTATTAATCGTGAAATAGACAATCTATATCAAAGCGGCGGCATAAATGCAATTAAACCCTTTACTTTCGCTACAAATTGGAGCGGCGACAAAGCGTTACAATTTACATTATCAGCAGAAACGAATACAGCTCCAACAGTAAAAATAACAGGAGTTGAGGGAAGTAGTGTTTTTGAAAATATAGTGCTGAAATGGAATAGCACAATGCAAGATAAATTTACTATCACAGCTATAAAAGGTAATACTACTAAGACGTATACAGGCACAACAGAAACATCATATACGATAAATGCTACTGATTTTATAGCGACCGAGGGAATAGCAGAGGGTAGTGTAAAAATATCGTTAAAAATCGAATACACTAATAACAATACTCTAAGTGAAAATTCGTGGGCAAGTGAAGATACAAGTGTGAGTTTGAAAAGTACAAATCCACAATTGACAGAGCTTACAGCTATAAATGGCTTATTGACGTGGAAAGGAACAAACCTTGCGGGTTCAACTGCAAAAGTGGAGCTATACAATATTGATTTGAACAATACGAAAGTAGCAGATTTTGAAATTCCAAGTACTGAACTGCCAAATAACAAGTATTTTATTCCCGGAAATATAACACTATATGACGGAAATCATCTT